CTTTTACAGCCGATTCTAATTTTACAGGTAGCGACGCTGCTATTATAGCAGATGGCACTACTGACAAGTATCGAGCTATGTATGTCAAAGTTACTTCTACAACTAACTTAACAGGGACAAGAACTTTAGAAATAGGACCGAATACCTGTTCAAAAATCATATTTATTGAAAATGCAACATCAGGGGCACAAGCCATAACAATAAAACAAGGTTCTGGAGCAACACAAACTGTAGCTAATGGTAAATCTAAACTATTATTGTTAGAAGGAACAGGTGCTTCCGCAGGAGTTATAGATGCTTTAGATAAAATAGAAATAGGTTCGAGTGCAACTATAGGCGGAGTTACTCCCATAAGTGCAGACAGTACCACAACATTTACTAATAAAACTTTTGACGCAGATGGAACAGGTAATAGTTTAACAAATGTAGAGGACGCTAATATAAAAACATCCGCTGCAATAGACGCTACCAAAATTGCGAATGGAACTATTAGTAACACAGAATTTCAACATTTAAACGGAGTCTCTTCTAATATACAAACACAATTAGATACAAAAACCACTCTACAAGCGGTATACCCAGTAGGTTCAATTTATATAAGTGTATCAAGTACCAACCCTGCTAGTATATTTGGTTTTGGAACTTGGACTACTGCAAATACCACAGGTAGAGTCTTAATAGGTGTGCAATCAAGTAATTCAAGATGGAATACTCCTTTAGAAACAGGCGGTTCTGAAACAATTACGTTGACCGTAGGTCAAATACCAAGTCATAATCATGGTGGTATTTATCCTTCAGGTGCTCAAGGTGGTTTCAGTCAAGCATTTGATGTAGATAATCCCGGAACTGGAGCTGATTTAGGTAGTCAGAAATACACAACTTATACTGGAGGAGGTGGAGCTCACGATAATATGCCTCCTTTCGTAGCCGTTTATATGTGGAGAAGAACAGCTTAGAGGTGCTTATGGAAATTTTATTATGGATAATATTTATTGTAGTCATAGGTAAAGCATTACTAAAAGCGGTAGCTCCTTATGCAAACAAAGCTTTGGACGATAAATTAAAAGAATATTGGGATAATTTAAGAGATTATTTTTAATGGCTAGAGCGACTGTTTCAGAATTAGATAAAAGGCTAAGTGCTCACGAGGCTGCTTGTGAACAACGTTGGAAAGAAAACTATAGACGTTTAGAAGCCATTGAAAACGGTATCCTTTCTATAAACAAAACAATTAGAAACAGTCTAATATTTACGATTACAGTATTTCTAGGAATTACTGGATTTTTTATTCAACAAAACTTGTTTTAATATAAAATGTTTAAATGGCTATTGTTAAATACGAATTCAAACCCGGAGTCAATAAAGACAATACTAACTACTCAAATGAATTTGGGTGGTTTGATTCTAATTTAGTCAGATTTAAAAAAGGTCTTCCAGAAAAAATTGGTGGTTGGGCAAAATATATTACAGCAGCTTTTTTAGGTAAATGTAGAGCATTACATCAATGGGTTAATTTAAATGGTACTGCCATTTTAGGACTTGGCACTACTTTTAAATACTACATAGCTCGAGGAAATGAGTTTGTAGATATAACACCTATAAGAAAAACTAATACAGGGACTGTTTCTTTTGCTGCCAGTAACGGCTCGTCTACTATAACCGTTACAGATAGTGGTAATCATGATGCACAGGTAAACGATTTTGTTACTTTTAGCGGTGTAGATAGTGATGGATTAGGTGGTAATATTACACAAGCTGTTTTACAGCAAAACTATCAAATCGTTTCAATTACATCTACTACTGTATATACCATAACCGCAAAAGACACTTTAGGAAATACAGTAACAGCAAATTCTTCTGATACTAACACTGCTGGAGGTAGTGTAGTAGCTGCTTATGAAGTAAATGTAGGTCTAGACGCTACTGTTATAGGAACAGGTTGGAGTACAGATTCTTGGGGAGCTGGTACATGGGGGTCAACTTCTCCTTTATCAGCTATTAATCAGTTAAGAATATGGACACATGATAACTTTGGAGAGGATTTAGTAATTAGCCCTAGAGCTGGAAGTATTTATTATTATGATGAAAGTAATACAGACCAAAGAGCTGTAGAACTAGCAGGTAAATTAGGAGCAAACAAAGTGCCAACTAAAGCACTTCAGGTAATAGTTTCAGAAAAAGACAGGCACCTAATTGTTTTAGGTGCTGACCCATTAGACATTAGTGGTTCTAGAACAGGAGTTATTGACCCAATGTTAGTCGCATTCTCTGACCAAGAAAATGCTCTAGAGTTTGAAGCGTTAGCAACTAATACCGCAGGGTCACTTAGAATATCTTCAGGAGCTGTAATTATTGGTGGTATAAGAGCAAGAGAAGAAACTCTAATATTTACTGACAATGCTATGTTTTCTATGCAGTTTATTGGTCCACCTTTTACATTTGGTATCAATATGATTAATGAGGGTATTGGTTGTATTGGTCCAAAAGCTATGACTAACGTTGCGGGAGGAGTGTATTGGATGGATTATACAGGATTTTATTTTTACAACGGTACGGTACAACCTATACAGTGCAGTGTACAGGACTATGTTTTTGACGATTTTAATTCCTCTGAGCCATACAAAACTTTTGCTTTTAGTAATCAAGAGTTTAATGAAGTGGGTTGGTTTTATTGTTCAGCGAATAGTTCTGAAATAGATAGATATGTTGTCTATAATTATGTAGAAAGAGTATGGGTAGTTGGTCAATTAGAAAGACATGCTTGGCTAGACGCTGGAATAAATAATAAGCCTTTAGCAACAGGAACAGATTCGACTAATTATTTGTATGAGCATGAAGTAGGCAATGATGATGATGGTTCTGCTATGACTAATGTATTTATAGAAAGCAGTGATTTTGATATTGCAGACGGCGAAGAGTTTTCTTTTTTGAGAAGAATTATCCCTGACATAAAATTTACTGGAAGTGCGGGTGTTGGACAAGGCGTTAACTATGTTTTAAAAAATAGAGATTTTAATGCTAGTTCTTTAACTACTTCTGAAACAAAATCAGTTCTAGATAGCACAACAAAAATAGATGTAAGAGTTAGAGCAAGACAACTAGCTTTTAGAATAGAAGGAGATGACACAGCTACTGGTGTAGGTTGGCGATTAGGTGCTACACGTTTTGACTTAAATAAAAGTGGTAAAAGATAGTGTCTAAATTAATAGAAACCAGACTACCTATCTGCGGAACTCCTGACGTAGCTCCTGCAGATTTTAATAGATTAGTAAGAGTCTTAGAAATAAATCTTAACAGATTTGACCCAGACGCTACTTTACAAATTTCAACAATTACGCGTGATGAAGGTAACTTTGAAGAAGGCTCTATTATTTGGAATACAACCGAAGGTCAACTTCAAGCATATACAGGAAACGAGTGGGTTGGTTTAACACAAGCATCTACTCCAACAAAAGAGTCTACAGGAGGACTACAAGCTACAAGTTCTTTAGGAGAAGTGACAGTGGGAACAAACGGAAATATAGTTTTTGTGGTAACATGAGTTGGGATAATGACACAAAATTAAGTAAAAACTTTTCTCTAAGAGAGTTTACTAAAAGTCAAACAGCTACCAGACATGGTATAGATAATTTTGTTTATGATGAAGAAGTATTTAAAAACTTACAAAGCCTTTGCGAAGAAGTTGTGCAACCGGTTCGGGACTACTACAATATTCCTTTTAGCCCTAATAGCGGTTTTCGCTCTCTCGCTCTTAACAGACTTCTTGGCTCTAAAGATACTAGTCAGCATGTACTAGGACAGGCAGTAGATATAGAAGTACCTACTATCAACAACTTTGAGTTGATGCAGTTTATTTCTAGTAATTTAAACTTTGACCAAGTAATATTAGAATTCTATAACGAAGATGACCCCAAGAGTGGTTGGGTGCATGTTAGTTATGACAGAGATAAAGACAACAACAGATACCGTGTACTGGCTTACGACGGCAAAAAGTATACGGTATTACAGGACTAATGCCCGAACTAAACTTAGAAAACTATTCAGATTTAATTATAGGACTACTAACACTATTAGTAGGTCTTTCTATTAGAGATTGGGCAACAGCTTTTGTAAAAGGAGCAAGATTTAGATTTGACCCTTCATTTGCAGAAGGCGACAAAGTTATTCTAGATGACCAACAAGCTATGATTATTAAAATAGGTCTAAACACTACTGTTTTTGGTGTTTATGGAGATGACGGCTATACATGGCGTTTTGTACCAAACGAGCGTATTGCTATGCTAAAATTAGAGAAGATTGTAGACCCAGAGCTACACGCAGATACAAAACAAGAAAAGGCACAAAAAATTATTGATGCCATACAAAGTTCAGATATTTCTAGCAATAAGTTAGAAATAGATAAACTAAAAGGATACACCAGCGTAAAAGATGAAAAGAAATAAAAAATTAAAAAAACGTTTCCACAAAGGCTGCGGTGCTGTAGCTAGTGGTAAAAGAAAGAAGACTACTTATGCCTAGTAAAAGAAAAGGCAAAATGCCACCTAGAAACAAAAAGAACTACCGTTCTACAAAGTCTGGTGCGGGTATGACAAAAGCTGGAGTAAAGGCTTACAGAAGATTAAATCCCGGTTCTAAATTAAAAACAGCTGTTACAGGTAAAGTAAAGAAAGGCAGTAAAGCAGCTAAAAGACGTAAGTCATACTGTGCACGTTCTGCTGGACAAATGAAAAAATTTCCAAAAGCAGCTAAAAATCCTAACTCTAGATTGCGACAAGCACGTAGAAGGTGGAAGTGTTAGATGGCTAGAAAGTTTAAAAAAGTCCCTAAAACTAAAGGAGGTGTACCTAAAAAGTATGTAAAAGGTGCAAAAAATCCTAAAGCTAGGGAGAAAGAAATAAAAAGAACTGCTAAACTATACAAACAAGGAAAGCTTACTCCAGCTATGATGGATAGGATTTCTAAACTTAGGAGCAAAAGTGGCAACAAAAACACAAGGAAAAAGAAAACCACCCGCAAGAAAAAAAAGTAGTGCTGGTAGCGGTAAAGCCGCAACTATAGCTAAATACTCTAAATCAAGCGGAATATCGAAAAGCACTTTAAGTAAAGTGTATTCTCGTGGTTTAGGAGCATACTACTCAAGTGGGTCCAGACCTAACACTTCAGCACATGCTTGGGCTGCAGGACGCGTAAGAAGTTTTGCTACAGGCAAGGGCGGAGCTAGAAAAGCTGACAAAGATTTGTTAGGCGGAAAAAAGAAAACTAAGAAAAAAACTGCACCAACAAAAAGGCGTAGGAGGAAATAACATGGGTAAAGGACTTTATTACAATATTAATAAAAAACGTAAAGAAGGTAGGAAAATGCGTAAGAAAGGAGCCAAAGGTGCACCTAAAGCTTCTGACTTTAAAAAAGCAGCTAAAACTGCTAGAAAACCTATGAAGAAAACTGCCCCAACAAAAAGAAGACGTAGGAGGTCTTATGCCAAAAAGTAAATACTCAGCAAAGCAAAAGAAGTTAGCTAGAGTCGCACCACCAAGAGATAAGATTACTGGTGCTGATTTTAAAAAACTTAGAAAAAAGAAAAAGAAACCCACTAAGAGGAAAAAGAAATGAGAGTAAAAGCACCGAAAGGCTACCACTGGATGAAGCAGAAAAATGGTAGTTACAAACTAATGAAACACTCTGGACAGTTTAAAAAACATAAAGGAGGTAGTTTAACTGCTAATTTTGAAATTCAAAAAGTACATAAAAAATGATAGATAAATTTTTTAAACCAATCAGCGACTTAATAGGTAAAGCCATACCTGATAAAAACAAACGTATGGAGCTTGAAGCTAGTATTAAGTCTCAAATGATTGACTTACAAAAAGCACAAGCAGACATAAATTTAGAACAGGCTAAACATCCTAGTCTTTTTGTTTCGGGAAGCCGCCCCGCAATCTTGTGGATTTGTGCACTGTCCCTTTTTTACCAATTCTTCTTAGCTCCTATGTTGAACTGGATAGTAGTTGTATCAGGAACATCTATCCAACCACCAGTATTAAATACTGAAGGACTAATGACTTTAACACTCTCGCTTTTAGGACTAGGTTCAATGCGTAGTTTTGAGAAATTTAAAGGCGTAGCTAGAAGTAATATGCGAGAAGAAAACGTAAAAGATTCTTTTAAACCATAGCTTTAAAGGTTAAAATCGACAGATACAATGAACAGAATAGACTATTCAAATTCAGGCTTAGCTGCTTTAGGTAGAAACGAAGATAGCTTTCTTGCCCACGTCGCTCCCGGCGAAATGGTCGTACCTCCTGTTATATCTGACAAAACTAAAAGAAGAATAGATACAGAACTACGTCATGCTGGACTAGACCCACGTAACTATCATGTTGGCGAATACATGACAATCAATCCCATAACAGGTATGCCAGAATTTGGGTTTTTAAGTAAAGTATTTAAAGGAGCAAAAAAGATTGCAACAGCTCCTTTTAAAGTAACTAAAAAAATAGTAAAAAGTGATGCGTTTAAAAAGTTGGCTCCGATTGCAGCTAACTTTATACCCATCCCCGGAGTCGGACCTCTTGCAGCTATGGCGATTAGAGGAGCTATTGGTGGTTTAGCTTCTGGTAAGGGATTGAAAGGAGCAGCTCTAGGTGCTGCTATGTCAGCAGCTGGTGGTGCAGCA